CCAGTCGTCTACGATCAGCTCCATCAGCAGTGCCGCTGTGAGGTAGATCGACAATCCAACCAGCGCGTCCGCATCAAAGCTCTCGGATGGCAACTGGTCGGTGAGACCAAAGGCGATCAAGGCGTCCGGCGCGGTCATGACCCGGGTCAGGATCCGCGCCGCCTCCCCTTGCGCCTGCTCCACATCGATCGAGGTTGCCGGGCGCATGGTGAGCGTCACGCCCGGCGCCACATCGCGCGGGCGCATGGTGCGGTCGATGGCAGCCAGCCGGATCATGCGTAGGCCTCCACATCGTTGGTGACACTGACCCTCAGCATGGCAGCCGCCTCCCCCTGCTCGGCGCGCCAGTTGAGCTCCGCCTGCAACCCGCCAGGACCCGAGATCGGCGCGAACGCCCCCCGCTCGAAGCGCACCGCCGGCAGGGCGAAGACGATCCTGGCCGTCGCCGAACTGGCAAACTCCAGCTCCATCGCCACCGGATCGCCGGCGGTCATCAGGTCGAAGTAGGTCTCATCGACATAGCGCAGCCGCATCGAGCCGCTGGCGGTCGCGTCCTGGTCGAGCAGGAAGCCCGACGCATAGGGCGTGCCGTTGAGCGACTGGTCCTCTTCCGGGTTGTTGGCATAGGTGAAGGAACCGCCCAGCACATGCGCCGCCTGCACGCCGTTGATGCGCAGCACCCCTTGCGCCGCCGACAAAGGTGCGCGCGGCAGCACTGCCGCCGGCGCGCCGCCCACACTTGCCGCCGTCTTCTCCTGGTTGCGCCCGACAATCGACACCGTCGCCTGGCGGAAGCCCGCCGCCCGCGTCCAGTCGAAGGAGAGCGAGGACGCGAGACACCCCAGCGACTGGAAGAAGGCGGCACCTGCGCGCTTCTCGATTTCGATCGTGCGATAGGGCAACACCTCCTTGCCGGAGGCAAAGACATGGGTGTAGGGACCCGCCCCATCGGACACGGCCGCCCCCAGCAGCATCGTCAGCCAATAGGGGATGTGATTGACGTCGAGCGGCACCCCCACATCGCCCGACAGCGAGGCAAGCCCCGGGGCCGGCGCGCTCTGGTCGCGGTTGTTCGCCCGCGCCTGGCCAAGCAGCGGATCGGCCTCGAACGGCGACGCCTCCGCCAGGCTTTCCGAGTAGAACGGCGTGCGCGTGTAGTCGCCGCCGGCAAGCGCATCAAAGCTCGCCTGATCGCCAAAGAGAAGGTTCGCGGTCTTGCCGCGCGGACTGGCTGCAGTAGGCATGAGGATCTCCTGATTTCTCTCAGTGGCCGGGCACGATCCCGGCAATGGCAAGATCCCGGGGCGTCGCGCGCCGCGCGGCCCCGGAGGTTTCCAGATCGGCCGCCCGCTCAAGTCCAAGGCCGATCACCTGCCCGCGCACCCCGAGCTCGTCCCGGTCCTCGAGCAGAACGACAAACAGGCGCGCGGACGCACCACCTGGCGCCCGTGCGGCGCGGCGACGTGAAGTCATGTCAATCTCCCTGGGCAATGTCCCTGGTTGGTTGGCCCGGATCAGATCGTCAGATCGGGCGGTCGGCAATGAACTCGGCCGAGAGCGTCAGCGTCGCGCCCTTGATGTTGGGCACCCCCGTCTCGGCCAGATTGTCGCGCTGCAGGTCGGTGATCTCCCAAACCGACACGGACCCGGCGAGCGTCGGATCCGCCTCGATCGCGTCCTGATAAAGATCGACAATCGCGGCAAGGGCCGCCCGCCGGCCGGCATCCTCCGGCGCCCGCACCACGATCTCGACCAGCGCCGACTGGCGCAGCTCATAGGCATAGTCACCGCCCATCGCCTCGCCGATGCGCTCGAGATCGCCGTCGACGAAGTTCGACCAGGCGCTCGCGCCGTCCGAGACCGCCTCCAGCGCGCTGTCCAGCGTCTCGTTGCGCCGCAGCTCCGGCACATCCGCTGCCCCCAACACCGCCGCCCCCGACACTCCGGCAAGTGCCGCGTGCATGGCATCAAGCACCGTGTCACTGACCATCCGACAGCCCTCCGATGATGCGCTTCGAGATGTAGTCCGGCGCAAGCCGCGCCAGACCCCGCTCGACGCTGTCGACATTGAGCGATTGCCGGAGACGGACCTGCTTCATCAGCACGTACATCAGCAGCGGTTCCGAGCGCGCCGGCCCGCGCTTGCGCGCCCGCGCCTGCCGCGACCCGCCACGCTTTCCACGCCCCTTCACGAAGCCCTTGTCGGCGACCGCATAGAGCACCCGGTTGCCCTTCCCCGGAGCCCCGAAGACCCGCAGGCTGTCGGTTCCAAACTCATCCAGAAAGTCCGACATCGGCATGCGCTTGCGCCGCGCACCGCGCTTGCGCGACACCGGCGCAAGGTCCGTCGGGATCGCAAGCCATCCCCCCAGCTCACGCGAGCGGATCGGCGATCCTTCCGAGAACGCCCGCACAATGTGAGGCGCATTGCTCCAGATCGCCCCCGCCGGCTCGAAGGTCTGCACCCGCCCCGGCGGATAGACCCGGTTGCGCCACGTCTTCGCCAGCCGGTCCCCAAGACCCGCCCGCGTCACCTGCTGGCGCAGCCGCGTCTTGCCGAGATCCGTCAGCGCCTCCATGCCGCCGCGGATGCCCCGCGCCACCGCCGCCCGCTCCGCCTCAAGCGTCTTTTGCAGGTTGCCCACCAGCGCAAGCTTCACATCCGTCATCCGACATCCACCTTGCAGCTCCAGACCAACCGGTAACGGTCGGCAAGGCGAGGCTCGCCGACCACCACATAGTTCTCGCCAAAGAGATCGAAGACCCCGCCCTTGCGCGGTGTGAGCTCGCCCGCCCTGACCCGAAGCGCCGAGATCCGCCCCAGCGGACGCCCCTGCCCGAAGGCAATCGCCTCGTCCCCATCCGCCCCGACCAGGACCCGGACCGGCGTCCCCGGCCCGCCCCCCGATGGCAGGTAGCGCGCGGGCTCCCCAAAGCGGGCAAACGCCCGCTCGACAGGGAGCCCGGCCAGCCGTCGCGACATCTCCCGGCTCAGTCCGAGGACAGCACTTCGACCAGGCACTCCGGCTGCTTGCACACCGCAAGCCGGTTCGACTGGGACTTCATCTCCACGCCCTCGCCATGGTCGAGCACCTTGGTCGAGATGAAGACCGGATCGTCGACGCCAGGCGCCTGGTTGACCATGTCGATGTGATGGGCCGGCCCCGCGAAGGTCTTGAACATGTTCATCGTGCCGGCCGGATAGGCATGGCCCTTGCCAGCCGCCACCGCCGGCTCCTGCATCTTGTTGCCATTGGCCCCGCGCACCGGGAACGAGCCCTTGTACTCGCGCCACAAGATGTTGCCGAAGTCGAACACCCGGCCCCAGTTGCCCCCGAGACGCTCGCGCTCGAGCTTCATCAGGCTGCCGCCGCCGTGCTGCTCCATCTGCCAGAACTTCTCGACCATGGGATGGGCAATCAGACGCTCGAAGAAGCCCGACGAGACGATCACCTCAACCTGCGTGACCGTCTCGCCCTTCACGTTCTGCATGACGTGGTCGACCATCTCCTCGCATTTCGCCCGAACATTGGTGCCAGGCGTGCCGAGCTTGAAGTCGACCTGCTTCTTCGTGATCCCGAAGACGTTGTAGAGGTCGTAGAGCGTGCGCCCGCGACCATCCTTGATCAGACCGCGCAACATGCCCATGCGGATGTATTCCAGCGTCACCGAATGGTGCCCCCGGATCGTGTTGAGACGGCGCGCCGTCTCCGTGTCCAGATCACGCGCCCGCATCTGCCCGCCAACCACCTGAATGCCATTGGCAAGATCGCCGGTGCGGATCGTCTCCACATGCGGGAAGTGCGGGATCATCAGGATCGTGCCCTGCTCCTGCTCGGGCTCCGACGTCTGCCCCGGGCTGCCCGGCTCATTGGCCGCCAGGACGACGAGCTCACCGTCGCGGAAGTCGATGCGCACATAGCGCGAGGACAGCGGATCGACAGGCGCCAGGTTGAGCGCGTTGACGAGCCCGAAGCGGTTGGGGATGCGGTTGACCTCCTCGGTCAGGTCCACATTCGTATAGGGAAAGAGAATGTCCGGCATGGCGGAACTCCTTGGATTGCAGCGTCATGCGCCGTGATGGATCGATGGGAAGGAAGACGTCCGGGTCAGCGGGTGCGAACCACCACGCCAAGCGCCTCGAGGTCCTCGATCGCCAGCGCCTTCTGGCGATCGGTGATGCCCGCGGGCCAGTCGATGCCGCGCGCGTTGACCAGACACAGACGGCGCAGGCCGACGAGCCCGCCGACAAGATCCGCGCCCTCGGGCGCCACCGCCTCGTTGATGGCAATGCCCCAGATCACCTGCGACCCGTCCAAGGCCTCCGGATCCCAGGCCACCACCTTGCCGGCATTGCCCGAGGCGTCCGCCCGCGCCACCGAGATCTCGAAGCGGTCGCCAGCGGCAAAATCCACCGCCCCGTCAACAATCGTGAAGCGCACCTGCTTGCCGAAGACCGCCCCGACCGTCGCCGTGCCGACCGACTTGCCGCCCGGATCCCGCACCTCGAACGTGCCCCCGTCAGCGGCCGGGTCGATGCACACGACCACATAGACGCCCTCGCGAACCGCGCTCGTGAGCGGGCTCGCCTCCATCGCAAGCACGCCGTCGCCGGTGTTGCCGGCATCCGCGCTCACCTCCGCCGTCGCGCCGGCGGCATTCACCAGATTTGCAAGGATGGTGCCGACGTCGACGCGGCGCTCGCCGCCATCGCCGCCAAGCAGCGTCACCGCCTCCCGGCTGTAGTCGGGATTGGCCTCCCACTGCAGCAGGGTCGAGAGCATCGCTCCCCGCTTGAGGCTGTAAAATGGCATGCTCATGATCAGGTCCTGTCCAGGGTTCAGACAACACGAAGCCCTCCGCCTGCGAGAACCGCAGCCGGGGATCGGTCGCCATCGATGTGAGGGAAGCTGCCGGCGCGGCCGGCAAAACGTCAGAAGATCAGGGACGTCAGCAGAAGCGGCCGACAGCCGCCGAAAGCCCCGTGCGCTCCGCGCTCGGCTGATCGGCAGATGCCGGAGCGCTCAGGTTCGGCGCACTCTCGCTTGCCGCACGCTCCTTGCGCTCGGCAAAGCTCTCGCCCGGCTGCCCCGCTCCCGGCTGCCCGGCTCCCTGCTGCATGGCCCCCTGCTGCATGGACAACACCTCCTCGGGCGAAGCCGCAAGGATCGCCTTCGCCTGGTCGGGGTCCATGTCCGTGTGAAGCGCCAGATGACGCGACAGGCTCGCACGCGTCCCCGCTTCCGCGCTGTCCAGAATGGCCGCGATCCGCACGCGCTCGCCAGCCGCCCCCTCGCCACGCGCGCTCGCAACCGCCGCCGCATGCTCGGCCTCGCCAATCAGTCCCTCCCGCGTGGCGGGCTGCTGTTCAGAATTCGGCATCTGTACGTTCCTTCTTCCTGTGATGATGCGCCCGCCCGGGGCGCGGTTGAGTTCTGCAACAAGGCTCTCCATCGTCCCGATCCGGTCGGCGAGCCCCATTTCCACCGCAAGCGGCGCCGGGAACACATTGGCCTCCATCGCCCGAACAGCCTCCCCCGAGAGGCCCCGATGGTCGCTCACAAGCCCCACGAACTGGTCCATCAGGTAGTCGATGCGGCCCTGAAGATTGGCAAGCGCATCCCCCTCGAGCGGCGCGAACGGATGACCATCCACCTTGCGCTTGCCCGCATGCAGCACCGTTGCCCGCACGCCGCGCTCCTCCAGGTACTGGCTGCGGTCAAAGTGCACGAAGACAACACCGATCGAGCCAAGCGACGCACTCTCCGTCGCGATGATCTCGCTCGCCCCGCTCACCAGCCCATAGCCGGCCGACGCCGCCAGGCTGTTGACCACCGCATAGACCGGCTTGGCCTGCGCAACCTCGCGCAGCCGCCGCGCCGTCTCGATCATCCCCCCCGCCTCGCCGCCTGGCGTGTTGGCGTCGACGACAATCGCGCGAACCTCGTCATCCGCCGCCGCCCGGCCCAGCTGCTCGACAAACCCCTCGTAAGACGTCAGCCCCGACGAAGCGCCCATCCACGCCCCCCGGTTCACAAGCTCGCCGATCATGCTGATGCGCGCCACCGACCCGATCTTCGCATAGCCCTTCCAGCGAAGCTGATCGCCCTCCCGGTCAAACTGCTCCTCGCCGATGAACCGGCTTGCGCGCGGCGCGGCCGGCTCCTCGCGCATCATCCGACCAGCCAGGTACTGGCCGATCATCAGCGCATTGGTCTCGCAAAGCAGAAGCGGGCGATCGAACACCTGCGACGCCGCGCGAAGATAGGAAAGCTCAAGATCCTGCGGCATGTCCCCTCCCCCTCTCAGTACCCGGCCCGCATCGCGAAGCGCCGGCGCCGGCCGCCGCTCAAACGCGCGCAGCGCTGCTCAAGATCGTTCACAAGACGGCGAAGCTCCGGCAGCGCCACCGCCTGCACCGTCGTGTCGAACTCCTCGTATTTGACCCGAACCTCGCTCTCGCCCGCCGCCATCCGGTAGAGCGCCGAGCGCAGCACCGGCAGCACCGCGCACGGGTTCGATGTATCGATGCCGTCGAACGCGCTCGCCATCACCCGGCCTCCTCTTCGTCGCCTTTGCCCCGTCCGCCGTCTTCATCCTCGCCGAACGCAGGCCCCCCGCCCGGCCCGACCAGCGGTGAGCCCTTCGCCGCATGCGGATCAGCCTGCCCCAGCTGGCGGAACTTCTCGCTCTCGCGCGCCCGCTGTTCCGCCACATCCTCCCAGTCCAGACCGATCTCCGCACACTCATGCGCAAGCGACGTCGCCCCCCGCTCAAGACGCTCGCCCATGGATTTCGCGCTCTTCAGATCATCCGCCGTCGGCTTCGCAGGCCCGTTCCATTCCGCCTGGCAGATCGCCGCACGGTGTTTCAGGAACGCGCCATAGCCACCCGGGAACGCCAGCCACCCGTTGAAGATCTCTTCCTCAAGCCACGCCTCGTAAATCGCCTGGTAAAACGGCGCCGAGAGATGCAGCCGGCGACGCGTCACCAGCGGCCAAAGCGAGGCAATCCCCATCCGCACGCTCGAATAGGTCGCCTTCTCGTAGTCGAACGACAACGCCTCGTAAGACACCCCGATCGCCCGCGCGATCTCGCGCAACAGATTGCGCAGGAACGGCAGATAGTTGTTGTGCGGATGGTTGGTCGAATGGAACTGAAGCTCCTCGCCGACGAAGAGGTGATTGACCCGGCCGAAGCTGCCCAGATCCAGCTTGCTCCCCTCCCACCAAAGGTTCTTCGCCTTCAGATATTCGCCAAGCTCGCCCGTGACCGCGCCATTCGCCTCATCCACCTTGAGCCCGTCGAACGCCTCCTCCGACAGCGAATCCGACTTCACCGTCGCCGCGAAGATCGTCTGCAAAAGCATCGTCACCAGCGTCGCATCCGCCAGCTGATCCGCCTGGCGGAACACCTTCAGGATCGGCGCGAACGGCGAGATCCCCCGCGTCTGGTCCGCCGCCCCGTCAAAGACATGAACCACAAGCGGTGACCCGTCCCGGTCGCGCGCCGGCAGATCAACCGTCCGCTCCTGCCCGCCGACCCGCGCCTTGACCCGGTACCCCGTCGCAAGCCCGTCCCCGTCGACGAACACACCCTGGTAAAGCCCGCGCTCCTCCGCTGTTTCGTGCTGAAGCCGCAAGGGCGAGAACAGCTGAACCTTCGTCGCCGAGCGGGCGAACGTGCGCTTGCGCCTCAGGATCCGCGCCGTCCCCTCCCCATAGGCGTAGTGCGACCTCAACATCGCATCGGCCATCATGTTGACCGTCATCTTGCCGCGCGCATCGCACTCCAGCGGCCGGCGCGACCAGCGCCGCCAACGCCGCTCGATCCGCCGGGCAAACGCCCGCGCCTCCTCCTGCGATACCCCCAGCGCCTCAGCATCCGGCACCGCGTTGAGCTTCAGCCCCGTGCCCAGCGTGTCGGCAATCGCCTGGTCCACCGCACCCGCCATCCAGCCCGAGTTCTGGATCGTCTCCACCGCGCGCGAGGCAACCGGACGCCACGCCGCACGCACGTCGTGCCGGCTTTCGCGCAACACAGGCTGTGTCCACCCCGCAATGAACCCCGTCCGGTCAGGACGCAGATAGCCGGCATGCGGACGCACACCCGCACCGCCCGCATCCACCGGACGCGGGATCAAAGGAACGCTGCTTGTCATGATCTATCCGTTCAGATTGCGCGCCAGCGCGCCAAGCGAACCGCCCCGCGGCCGCTTTGACGTGCCCTCGCCCCGCGCCTCACGAGGGCGACCACCGCCATCGGTCCCCGAGGCAGCCCAGCCAGCCGGAGCCCAGCCAGCCAGAGCCTCGCCAACCGGTGACGCCACCGCCAGCCCCAGGGCAAGCGGCAGCTCCTCCAGGTCAAGCTGCTGCTCCGGCGGCGCCACCTCGCGCTCCGCCGCAAGCGTGTCCCACATCGCATCGCTCAGCGAGCGCACGCCGTAACGCAGCGCCGCCGCCTCCGCCTGGTTCATCGTGTCCAGGCCCTCGTTGGCCTGCCCCTTGTCCTTCTCCCAGGCATAGACCTTGAAGCCGCTCTTCTGCACCTTCTCGACACGACGCTCCGCCGTCAGCTGGCGGAAGTACTCATCCTCAAGACCGCGCGGCAGACCCACATAGCCCGCCTCCAGCGGATCCTCCTTCCGCAGGTTCGCATAGAGCGCCATTTTCAAAACCGCGCCGTTGAAGTTGTAGAAGCGGCGCGAGTAGCGTTTCAGCTTGCCGGTCTTGTCGTCCGTCTCCTTCTTCACACGCTGCAGCAGCGGCGAGGTTTCCGAACGCGCACCGCGCACCATGATCACCCGGCTGGCCGGATGACGGCGCACCCACTCCCACACCTCCGCCGTGTAGGCGTTGCCATCGATCGCCACCATGTCCACCGGCAGCCGCTGGCCAAAGGAATTCGGCCAGGTCTGCTTCAAAAGCGCATCAAGCCGCGCCCGCGTCGCATCCTCGCGGATATGCCCCGGAATGACGAAGTACTGGATCACGAAGCGCTGCCGGTTGCGCCCCCAGCCGACCAGCTGCCCCTCGACGCGATCGTCCTGACAGTCGATGCCAAGCGTCGTCACCAAAGCCCCCGCCGGGATCACGCCCGGCGCATAGCCCGCAGCCTCCGCCCGGTCGCGCAAGCCCTCCCAGTCCGGCGCATCCCCCTCCGTGACATAGGCCTCGCCCGCCTGGTCGTTGAAGAACACCTGCTCCGCCGCCGGCTCCCCCTTCGCAGCCAGCCAGGCGCGTGCAATCCGCTCCCACGTGGTCAGCACCGAATAGGCCGCCCAGATCCAGAACGAGCGGTGGTGCCGCTTCGCCTTCGGATTGTCGGCGCGCCACTCGAGCCGGGCCAGCATGCCCTTGCGGTGATGCTCCTCGATCACCCCGCCGCAGTCCGGCTCCTCGCACACGAAGTGCGCGCTCTCCGGCGCGTCCTCGTCCAGGTTCTCCAGCATGTTCGCCCAGGTCAGCACCTGCATGTGCCCGCAATGCGGACACGGCACATACGGCTTCTCCTGGCTGCCCGCCTGATAGCTGCGCGTGATCCGGCAGCCCGGCATGATCAGCGGCGTCGACAGCTTCAGGATCTTGGCAAACTCGAACCCGTTCGACCGGCTGTCCGCCTGCCCCTCCGGATCCCCGGCCGCGTTCATCTCCCATTTCGACAGATCGTCCTGGAACTGCCGCCGCATGCTCACCTGCGACAGCGACGCGGGCGAGTTCGCCCCCGAGATCTGGATCGCCCCGCGCCCGTCGCGCCGCTCCTTGTAGAGAACCGAATCCGACCCGTCCCGGCTCGACATCGGGAACAGATGCCGAAGGCTCGCCGTCCCCTTCAGCATCGGCGTGAGTTTCATCTTCGACCAGCGCTTCGCGTTCGGCTCCGTCGGATGCACCACCAGGAAGTCGCCCGGATCCATCGCGATCGATCCCAGCGTGAAGATGTTCGCCACCACCGTCTTGCCGATCTGCGCGCTCCCCTGCACCGTCACGGTCCGGCACGGATCATCCGGCGACAGCGCCGACAGGATTTCGTCGAAGTACGGAAAAAGCTCCCGATTGTACGGACCCGGGAACGAGCTCTCGCGCGCCGAGAAGACAATGTTCTCCGCCGCCCAGGCCAGATAGTCGACCGGCGGCGGCGGCGTCATCACCTCGATGAACGCCCGCAAGGCCACATGTTCGGCGTTCGCCGTCTCCACGATCATGTGCGTCATGACGCGTCCCCGCCCTCGACCTGCACCGCCGTCTCGACCGTCGCAGGCGTTTCCGCAAGCCGCTTGCGCGCCCGCTCGACCGCAGCCGAGCACACCTTGCGGAACTCGCCCTTCAGCACATGCAACACGTCGCGCTGCGGGATCTCGAACCGCTCCCCGATCGCCGTCGCCATGTCCGCAAGACCGCCCTCGAACGCCTGCAGCGTCTGCGACACAAGCCCCGTCATCCGCGCCTGTGCCGCGTCCGTCTCCATGAAGCGCCCCTTGCGCGCCTCCTCCTCCTCCGCCGCCTTGCGGTTCGCAAACTGCGCGGTGCGCAGCCGCTCCCGCTTGATCTGCTCCTCGATCGACGGATCGCGAGACACCGGTTCTTCGCGAGACATCGGCGCCTCGCCCGCCCCCGCAAACAGCGAGCCCCCGGAGCGCGCCGGCTCCCGCCCCGCCCACTCGCGCCCCTCATCCGGCCCCAGCGACGTTCGCGCATCGATGCCGTTGCCAATCTGCTGCCCGATATCCAGACGCTCGCGCAGCTGCGCCATCGCAAGCCGCACCCGGATCTTCACACCCCGCCCCGACGGCACCAGCGCCTCGCCGCTGATCTTCCCGTCCTTCACGTACCGCGTGACCTGGCTGCGATGCACACCGCGCAGACGCGCGAACTCCGCAGCCGACACAGCACGGTCGTCTGCTGGCAAGGTCTGCGTTGCCATCATCAAGCGTCCCGGTGTTGCGAAGCTGTTGAGGTCAGGCCGCTTGTTGCGCCGTCACTGTTGCGGTGTTGCGGCTTTGGTTTCGCCGTCAGACTGGCAAACCCAAACACTAAGGCCGCCCGTATTGGGCGAAGGCAACCTACGGTCCCTAAACCCAATCGCCCACGAAAAAGCCCGGTCGGGGTCTCCCCCGCCCGGCGCATTTCTTCACTGTGCTTGACACATGCGTCAAACCTGCTGCAGGTGTCAAGCCTGCCTTGCGTTCCGCGCCATCATTTATACGCTCAACCCCATGACCTCGGCAGCGTCCGCAAGCCCACCTCGCAGCAGCCGTGAGATATGATCCCTTGTTTGCCGCGAACACGCCCCGTTGCGATGCGCGGTCGGATCCTCTTCCATATCCACGGCGACGCTGGTGACACTCTCCCCTTGGCAGCACACCCGCAGCAGTACCGTCCATGCGCGAACACCGACATGACAACGAACAAGCCATAGCTCCCGTTCTGCTGCGCCAGCACCGATCAACATTTCGGGCTCGATAAGTCCGCGACCACCATCGACCCGCTCCAAAGTCCAATCCAACGCCCGCACCAGCGCCCCACCGACCGCGCAATGCCATAGCTCTGCCAACCGATCTGCCGCCAGGAACTCGCGTCGCCCGATCACGCCTTGTGTCATCAACCGTCGCACCGAGCCGCTCGACCGCAACAGCGGATCGCGCACCTTGCGCACGCTCGCCGCCGCCTGGCCGCTCGCCTTGCGGGTTTCCGTTGCCGCCGGCCGTCGGCGGATCCCCAACGGGTCGCCCTGTGCCTCTGCCCGCTCGCGCACGGCCCGCACGTTCGCCAGCACCTTTTCTCGCCTGTCTTCCGCCATTGCCCGTTCCGCCATCGCCGCCACCATCGTTCCCGCCTATCCGTGTGCCATCCGGCCCGGCGGGCCCTCACGGGCAAGCCCCAGGATGGCCCGCGCCCGCATCGCCGCCGCCTCATGCCGGACCGCTCGCTTTTCCTCCACCCGCCGCAGGGCCGGAGCCATGGCGGTCTGGCCAGAAGTGTCGACACTGCGCTGGAATGCCGCCCGGGTTTCCACCCACACGCCGCGCATCTGCGAATAGTCATCGAGCGTCAGCAGCTCGTGCCGCTTGCGCACCTCATCGACCAGATACGGAACGAGCTCGTCCGCGACAGCTTGCGCCAGAAGCTCGCGCGCATCGGTATGCTCGAGGAACTTCCAGGCCACATCCTCTCGCAGGTTCTGCCGGTCGGTCCGCCCCGCCATCCGCGCCGGCTGCTCGGTCGGATCCGGCAATACCCGCCACGGCGCATCGGCCAGATAGCGCGCCAGAGTGCCCGGCTTCCGCCCCGCCTGGGCGACCCGGCGCAGGTAGACCGGCCCCCGCCGCGCCGCATCCCGCTTTTCCTGGGCGGAAAGCCCCTCCCACGCCGCATCGATGCGCTTGCGCCGTTCGGTCAGCCCGGAGGGCCATTGCCGCACAAGTTCGTTGAGAAGCCTGGTTTCGTGAGCCTTGCGGGCCGCAACGCTGCGGGCAGCGGCATCCGCCGTGCCGGGGGCTTGCGCCGCCTCGACAGCCCCACGCTCCCCCTCCCGGCGAATGTCGCCAGCCGCCGCAACGGGCGGGGAGACCGCGTCGCCCTGCTCCCGGCTTCCGCCAGTCCCCG